GGGGGGTTGACCGCCTTCTTGATCATATCCAAGATCCCGGCCAGGACCGTGTTGACGATATCCTGCATAGGAATCTTGGTACGCAATTCGCTGACACCATGAAATTGCCAGGGGACCGGCTTGAGTCGAACCACAATGAAAGGGTAACGACCGTGCCAGTAAGGATTGGGACCATCGTACATCAGATCGAACTCGTCCCCACCGGTGATGATGAGTCTGCCACGAGGGTAGAGCTGGTTCCCAGGTTCAACTCGATAGGCCCAGTTGGTATCAGTCGGACCCATGATCACAGCCTGATCGCTGGTGTTGAGTTGATAATCTTTAATCCAAAACTCTGTGTATGGTGCTTGTTGAAGGACACCTGGGAGATACTGAGGGACTCCACCAATAACTCGCTTCATCTGAGGAGACAGAAGCTCAAAGGCATGTTGGCCGACATACTTGGGCCGCGAGAACGGACGAGCGTAACTGCTGTGCTCAACGCTTGGTTTTACTTTCCATCCGGCGAGGGGAAACCGCCTTTTGAAGAAGGACAACGATCGGCTCGTTCTATAAACAACCCCTTCCCAATCCTGTAATTCATAGCTTGGTCCTATTGGCATCACTTCAGCGATACCAAGTGGAACCAGCTGAAAGTCACCTTCTCCACCCATAAGGCTGGAGTTCCAGACAATTCTCAAGAAGCCGGTACTGAGATAGGCGTGAATGGTCGCCATGGCTAGCTTCAGGTCATTGTCCTGCATGAGCCACCACGCTTTTGTGGTCTTTGAGTAAATTTCAGCTTGTTCGTGGTAGATAGAATTGAGGGCCTGGACTTCGAAGGTGGGTCGAACATCGGTCAGAACGGCTGTCACTTCCTCAAGCTGTCTCAGGAGACGGTTGTTGATTGGTGCAGCCTTGTAAGAGGGTCTCTTGGTCGGCCACTGGTTCCCCATCAAGTAGGAGATGTGTTGATCTATCTGGCGTACTTCCTCAGAAGCCGACATGTATTGCCAAGCCTGTTCATGGGCGGTGTGGCAATAGTCCTTTAGCCTCTTCTCCTGCTTCACTGGATCGAGTCCTGGTTGGTACTGAAGAAGCTCCCAGGGCTGTTCTGGAATTGTGTCGTCTAAATTGTCAAATACTGCCATGTTTCTTCACTTGTTCCTGTCGGTATTCGCCTGGGCTCATGATCAACTTTGGTTCAGGGATTTCTTGGACCTTCGGCGGTCTGGACACTTCTATCTCGGCATCACACCCATACTGATTGCAATAGAACACTACGTCACCATCTTCCCGGAGGTAGACCACATCGTAGGCGACTCGTTTTTGTCGTCGATCGCATTTGGGACAGATGAAGGTCATGTATTCGGAGCCTTCTTCCTTGTACCGCATGATCCGCTTCATCATGCGACCCGTAACGGTGTCCTTATACTTTTCTTTGCGGTCAACCAGGCCCCCGCCTCGGTTGGTGATTTTCAGAGCTGTCGTGTGAAGAACAATCCGCGTCATCGGCCCTTTCTCCCCGCATCGAAGTAAGTGCGGTTCGCTGTGTCTTTTTGCCTGAATCGCTGATTGTGAGGCTTGGTTCCCTCGGAGATTAGGTTGGGATCAGCGATCTGCTGCACTCCAAACGTATTTTGAAGCACGCTGAGTTCCCCCTGAGTGCGAACAGTCAGCGGTTTTCCTTCAGGGTGAATGTGGGTCGTTGTGAATGGCTCAAAGGGAGCGTTGACCGCTGTACTGAAAAGCATTTCCATGCGCTGACCGCAGCAGCTCGGCCAGATCGGTTCTGGGTCGAACTGCACGTTGGGAACGTCGATTTCCTTGCGTCCACATTTTGAGCACTCAAAATCCCAAACTGGCATGATTAAGCGGTCTGTTCCGCTTGCTTGTCCTTTGGCTGCTCGATATAGAGACCCCGGAGGTACTCTTCAAATTGCTGATTGGCAAATTCCTGAAGCGGAATCCCCATGCCCTGTGCGAAGTCCTTGAATGACTCTGCACACCACTCTGGCAACTGGATCACGATCTGATCATCCCGGAGAGTCAATCCATCTACCGCAGCTTTCCCCTGAGCGGCTTTGATAGCACCCTGCGCGGTCTTGAGCTCCTCTTTCATGGAGAAGATTGCCCCGAAGAGATCAGATGGCCCTGCAACGTCCTGTCCCAGAAGTTTCTGGATGCGATCACGGTTCTCCTGATCGACGACGAGGACCTGGCCGGAGTATTCACGCGTTGCGGCTTCCTTCTTCTCCTCCGGAGTTGGATCTGGCTTTACGGGTACAGACGCCTGTACTGTCGCAGGCTTTCCGAATTTCGCATTGGCCTTCTTGATCGCATCCTGCATATCGCCGGTATCGTTGAACATGTGGCCTGCGTCACAGAAAGTCCCAAAGACCCCCTCGCGGTTTTTTAGATGGTTGTCGTGAATGCCCCCGAAGCGGCATGTTGGACAAAGAACTTCAGATGTGGTTACTCCTGGCATAATGTCTCCTCTTTAATTGTGCGTGTCGCGTCAACCCCTACTCGACGATTTCCATTCTCGCCGTGGGCGCACGCAGCTTCTTTCCCTTCAACTCACATGGAACGCCTAGAGCGATTGACGGGGTGAAAGGGTGAAGGTAATACGCCTGCTTGAAGCCCGTCTTGGAATTACCCGTGAGCTTCTGTCCACACTTGGGACAATAGGCGTCCGGGAAGATGGGAGCGTCGATATACTGCGGTGTCACTTTAAACACCTTCCCAACCTGACCGCTCAACATCTTCTCGGCCAACTCCTGGCGTTCCTTCCGGATCTTTTCCTGGATTCCAGGTCCGGTTGGGTCCTCAACGGCGGGAAGAGTTTCCTTAGTTGTGGAACTGGCTTCCGGTTCCACCTCGTCGATCTTTTTTGCCCCGTTGGTCATCGGTGTTTCTGGCTCCGGAGCTGCTGCCGGTTCGGGGGCCGCTGCCGTTTCAACCTTCTCAGGTTCGGGCTTCGCTGCCTTGGTCTTGACCTTGGGAGCCTTCCTGGTCTTTTTCTGTTCTCCAGCTTCTTCGGGACTGATCTGGGCCATGTTTCCTGTCGCTCCTGTCGCTTCTACCATGTTTCCTCCTAAAGTAAATTGAATTGGGATTCTTTCCCGTATGCGTTGTCTGGATAGCGATCGTGGATGGGAGAGTAATCCGTGTTGTGAAAGTCCTTGCGGGGATCCCGCATAACTACGCTCTGTTTTTCTTCCAACAGATCCGGATGGACCTGGCCGAGACACTTGGTAGCGATCATTCCTGCAAAGAGGGCATCATCGAATGTTCCCGCTCGGGCCTCGTAGCGATTGTCACCTGAGTCGATGAAGGTCCAGCACTCATTGAGCAGCCGTTGGGAACGAATGTGGAGCAAATCTTCATCCATCATCGTCTTGAAATTGTCGATCAAAGCATTGCGGCTGCGCGTCTGAGTCACCCACCCGAAGTAGTTGGTGAGATGCCCTTTCGTTTTATCTGCCCACCGCCAACGGTAGAGGTTAGGATACTTCAAGTGGTGAAGTAAACTTTCCAGAACCGTTTGAATGTTGTACTCGACGGAGAACTGACAGGTGTTGTAGAGATAGCCCAGGGCTGCGATCCGTCGAGCAAAGGGAGTTCCCCCCTTGTGGCCTCTGTACTCAGCGACCTGGGGAATCGGTAAGTGGGTTTGTGTGACTCTCCACATCGAAGCAGCTGAGTAATCCTTGCCTGGAACGCCATGGCCCGGGTCGGCTCCCCCGTAATAGACCTTGTTCATCTTTGGAAATTCCCAAATCCAAAGAGGAGCATCATTCATATTCCCGTACTCAATCAACTGAGGCGTTTTCTGCCCATTCTTCTGTGTGACCAGCTCGATATCTCCAAACCAGACCGGCTTGCGAATGTAACGCTTTTGGATCCGTCGCAGTTTCCTCTGTTCGAAAGGGATTGTTCCCTGGACTCGAAAAGCTGCTTCCGGGAAGGACGGATACTCCTGCTCAACCATTTCGGGGTCCTGGTCGACAGCCTCAAAGTCAGCAGCGGTTTCCCTTCTCCAGTGCAACTGTTCTCGGGTCAGATCTACTTCGTAGTCTTCTCGGATTTTCAAGACTAGATCCTTCTCATCTTCGGTAGCCTTAAAATCATCTCGTTCCTTTCTATTGAGGAACGGCTTGCTGTATTCTTTCTGCTTCCACCAGGGACAGAACTTCGGGCGCCAACTCAAAGCTCCTTGCACGGCACGTTGATAGAGACGATGGTAAGGATCTTCTATGCCCTCAGCAGTTCCTTCCATGACCCAGACAGACAGCCTGTTCGCTTTGGTAGCTGCGGGGAACAGATCTCGAGTGAGGATCTTCAGGTCGCGCCACAGACTGATCTCTGTCAGGTGTCCATTTTGCAGGGTGAAGCCACGACTGGATCCAGTCGGTTTATTGGCCGCATCCACAAAGAAGTTAGAGCGAAGGCCTGGGCGTATCAACCGCTGACTCTTATCCTTCCGATCGAACCGCATGAACTCACCATGCACTTCGTACTGGATCTCAGGCCGCAACCACCAGGGCAGACAATCGTAGGCCAGGCGGCTCATATCGAAGATATGAGAGGAGCGAATCCGCTCGTCGGCAATCACCAGGCTATTCGTCAGCTCGTTGAAAATGGTCCGGTAGAAGATCATGGCCTGGACCATCGTTGACCAACCGATTTGACGAGCTTTGAGGAGAATCCATTTGATGGGAATGTTGGCTTCCCAGGATTCTACAACGTCTTCCCAGAGGATCTCCTGGCTCTCCCAAAATGGATAGAGTGTAATCAACTTAGGTGCGCCAAACTCATCACCCTTGGTTGCAATGACGTGATAATTTTCAAGGTAATAGCGGACACTCTCCGGGTCGTTTCCGTAGATACGTCCCAATTCCCCGTTTAGCGTTCTACTCTCGTCTGGAAGGAGGTTCTGCCAGCACGCACGGCTATCCCCATCGAAGCCTTTGAGCTTCTCATCGAAATGCTCGATGATTCCTTCAACGTATTTATCTTTCCTTTGAACAACGTGTGGCATTAAACTTCAGCTCCCACGCCCATCTTTTCGATTTTCTCTTTCAGGTCCTCGTACTCATCATCCGACATGCTTGGGCTCTCCTCTTTCAGCTTGTTGAGTTCCTCGTGCATAGCTGCCGTTTCCTCATCAAACGCATTGAAACTGCCCTCGCTCTGGACCAGGCGTCCGTGAAACTGATCTATCGCTTTGCGGGTGACTCCAAATTCCCTGGCGAGTTGCGCGTCAAGGGATCGAGCGATTGTGATGAAATACCAGCTGGTATAGAGAACGGCTGCTATCCCGGCGAAAAAGATTCCAGTTCCTATTCCCGCAACTCCTATAGCCAAGACAAACCAGCTGGCTGACGCTGGTATCGGCGGTAATTGAGCGAGGTTCACGACTATCGTCGATAAGACCGCCGGCATGACCAGCCAAGCACCATACAGGAGGGTTCCCCAAAGGAAGCACCAAAAGGCAACTCTAGGTAGGCCCGATTGCCAGATAGATTTTAACCATTCCCAGGGTTGAAACGAGGCCCAAACGGTCCAAAGTAAACCGAAGGTCACTCGCAAGACCTTGTGCCGCAACATAAATCCCTGTGCCTCTAGAAGTCCCATTCGGGTCCTTTCTCTTCTTCTTCCACTTCCTCGACTGGATTGGATTCAATATCGACAATCTTGGCCGCGGCGATACTCTCTTCCTGTTCTTTGCGGAGCCTCCGAATCCGTTCCTCGAAGTCCTCGCCCTGACCGACTATGGAGTTATTGGTCTGATTCACATTGACGACCGTGCCAACCACAGCCGGTTTCTGCTCCAGTGAGACGAGCTTCTGAAATTCTTTTACGGCCTGGAGCATCATATTCCAGTCCTTCGCGGTAGCGGTGATGATCTTCCCTTTTGCTTGGTCAAAGAAAACGAACTTCTTATTGCCCGTCACCATATGATCCAGAGCCTTGAGAACCTTGGTGTGAAGTTTGTCGCGGATCAGCTTGCGGATTTTCTCGTTGGCCAACTCCCCGTCGAGCCGTTCCCGCATGACTGCATTTTGAACAAGGGTCTCGAACTTCTTTTCGTAGGCAATGATATCTACCCTTACCGTGCTTTCCTTGACCTCGTCTGCTGCGGCAATTTGCTCGATCGTTTCCCCATTCCTGTAGCGTTGATAGCGTTTCCCGGCCATCGTGTTTTCGGCTACGCTCAGTTTTTCCAGTTCTTCGTAATCGGGGGCAAGAGCCAGGGCTCCGTTGTTTTTAGCCATTCTCTCTCCTGCACTCTTTGAGCTTCCTTTTTGAGTACGTCACTTGCTTTTGCAGTAATAAGATTTTCGATTTGTATTTCAACCGAATCTGTGTGGTCAGCTCCTTCTTGTGGCGGTGGAGGATATATGCGAGGAGTCCTTCCGGGGATAGATCCAATGTTCCGCGCTGGTGCGCTTCACTCACAGCCGTTGCTTTCATTCCCAGGATACGAGCTGCCAGGCAAACCGGAATCTTCCGTGCAGTATGGGGATTGATCCAGTCAGAGCGATTCCTACCCACGAGTCCGTTGCTGCAATCGTTCTCAGTCATGAGACGATTCAGTTCTTCAAGACGAATCCGGATGAGTTTCGGTACGATTCTGTGGGGAATATGGAAAGCGCGAACGAAGCCTTCTTTGATGAGCCTCCTGAGTGTGGCGCGGGTGATTCCCAGGAGTACAGCCGCTTCTCCCTGGCTGACTGACCTATGCCTTTGCGTTACTTCAGGCGGGATCGGTTCAGGATACTCTACGGCGGTCGCCAATATGTTCATTCAGCCTCTATTCTGAGCATACTGAGGCTGTCAAGGGTGAACTTGAACTTGGTCAGGGGGATTGGTTAAGATAGTAATGTAAGTTCCCTAAGATATTCCCTATCCTGGGGTGCACACGAAACAGGCTCTCTTCGGAGGGCCTGTTTTAATTTTAGCGGTTGACGATCACTCCAGGCGGTGTGTGATTCCTGGAGATCCCCCCAAGACCTGAGCCACCGATTGACGCTGCGGGATCTACCTCGTCTGGGCTTGGAGGATCAGCTTCCACTTCGAAGGTGTTAGTCGCTATAGCCGTACCACCAGTTTGAAAGGCACTCGCGGGCATTGTGACGGTGATTGTTTCATCCAGTGCGATCTGAAAACTGGCTGAGGCCGTCAGGGTTATTGTCACCACCGTGTCGCTGGTGCGCACAACAGCTCCCACAACTTCCTTATCTCGGACCTCGGCATTCCACCCTGCAACTTCTGACATATTCGAATCCAGTCCGTCGATGATGTTCTGGCGTTGCGCGTCAAAATTTGCTCCAACTGTGACCCATAGAGCCCCGGTCAGCGTGATGATGATCGTCTGACCGCCAGCGACAATTTCTGATTCAAAGGCCCTGGGTGTGACACTTCCGGTTACTACGACTAGAGGAACTGTATCCACGGTGAAGGTCGGCGTTGCCACAATAGCAGCACCGGAGCTTGGAACCAGGGCGCTGGTCGGGACGGTAATCTCGATTGTCTCCTGGGCCGAAATATCGTAGGTTGCCTGCGCACTCAGGATAACCGTCACCAGCGTGTCGCTGGTGCGCGTTACATCACCAGTGGCTAAATTATCCCGGACCTCGTTGTTCCAGCCCAATAGCTCTGATTGAGCGGAAGTTATTCCGTTGATGATGGCCTGGCGTTGCCCGTTAAACACGCCTCCAGATGCCACCCAAACACCTCCGGTGAGGGTAATGAGAATGGTTTTCAAGCCAGCAATCACATCGGCCTCGTTGATTGTGGCTATGGCTGTGCCAGTGATCGCTGCTGTAAAAGCGACCGTGTCCACGGTGAAGGTCGGCGCTGCCGTGATCGCAGGACCTGTAACCAAGGCGCTGGCCGGGACGGTAACCTCGATTGTCTCCTGGGCCGTAATGTCGTAGGTTGATTGCCCACTTATGTCAACCGTCACCTGCGTATCGCTGTCGCGGTTTACATCAGCAACACCAAGGTTATCCCGAACCTCGTTATTCCAGCCGGTGAGTTCAGATTGGGCCGAATTAAGCCCGTCGATGATGGCCTGGCGTTGCCCGTTAAACACGCCTCCAGATGCCACCCAGGTATCCCCGGTGAGAGTGATGATGATGGTTTTCCCACCAGCTCTTATATCGACTTCGTTTATTGTGGCTGTGGCTGTGCCAGTGATCGCTGCTGTAGCCATCAGTATTCTTCAAAGAGTACGGTCACCGCATCGTCGTTGTTGTCAGCGTTGATGAAATAGTCAGCCAGGTTGTAGGGGTTAGGCCCGACCCCCGAAGGAGGAGGAGAGTAGGACTGTCCGGTTGCCAGCCTGACTCCAAATT